TCCTGGATGACCAAGGAAAATTTAAGGTTGTAATATTAGATGAGGTTGATGGTGTATCTGACCAATTCTTTAAAGCACTTCGTGCAACCATGGAGCAGTTTGCAAGTAACTCTCGTTTTATTGCAACTTGTAATTATGTTAATAAGATTCCAGATCCAATTCTTTCACGTTTTGAAGTTATTAATTTTGACTTTGATAAATCCGAAGAGAACGAATTGACAAAGAAATATATTAGAAGGGTTTATGATATCTGTGGAAAGGAAGGAATGACAATCGAAAAACCAGCCTTAGTAGAATTTGTTAAAAGAAACTTTCCAGACCTAAGAAGTACTCTTAATAAATTACAAGGATATAAAACTCAAGGTACTCAAAACATTACAGTTGATGATGTTAAAAAGTTTAATTCAGTCTATAAAGACATGTTTGACCTTATTTTTAATCAAATGGACCCTGTAGTTAACTATAAGTATATTGTAGGAGAATATTCAAATAGGGTAGATGATGTGTTACAAACTCTTGGTCAAGAATTTATTGAGTATATACAAACTGAAAAACCTCAAAACGCTCGACATATTCCGCAAATTGCAATTTGCGTTGCAGAACACCAAGCACAGAGAACATTAGTAATTGACCCAGTCATTACATTACTTTCATGTGTTTATAAAATTCAAACAATAGTTAACGGTTAAGATGGAAAAAGTAGCAATAATTTGCCCAATCAAAGATGAAAATACATTTATTCATAAATTCTTTGAGTACTATAAGCAACATTTAGATAGTAATGATATTTATATTCTAGATTTTGGTTCGTCTGAAGAGTATATAAAAGATGTAATCGGTCCTAATGCAAACGTAATCCGTACCGATGCAGATATTCTAGATGCGCCTGGTGTTTTTAATGAAATAAAAAAATACATGGTAGAGTTAAAATCTAATGGATACGATTTTGTAATTCCACTAGATGTTGATGAGATATTATACTATCATGACGAAGGAGGACTAAAAGGATTCTTACAAGGTTTAACAAAAAGTGATAATATATCGACATGTAGAGGTTATGAAGTAATCCACATTCCAACTTTACAAGAAGACCTTAAATTAGATAAACCATGGTCACCTCAAATCAAATATTGGTACCCTGACCAACAGTGGTATGGAAAAACTTTAATTTCAAGGGATCAACTCGACTGGGGAATAGGTTTCCATAAGTATAAAATAGATAATATTTGGCAACCCGATACAATGGTTGATGATAGATTATTTTTAATGCACATGCATAAAAGTAATTTTAAAACAACAATTGAACGTCACTTAAAATGGTCTTCAATGAAATGGTCGGATGAGACAATTGAAAATGGTTACAATTATCATTATAGAATGACCGAAAAGCAAAAAATAATAGATTGGTATTTTGAACCAATCTTAAACAATATTATATATGAAATTCCCGAGATAATAAAAAATAACATAAAAATATAACACAAAATATTTTACCGTGTCAGATTTTTTAATTATATTTACATAAATAAATTATAGAACTATGAAACTAGGAAAACACACACTTATTATCGACGGAAATTACTTCGTGCATAGTAGACTTTTTGTACTTCCACGTCCTAAAAAAGAACAATTATTAGGAGACAGAGACGGACAAGAACAATTCATGCGAAAACTATGTATTGACTTTGCATCAGAAGTCCGAAAAATGACTCCATTTGTCGACCAAATCGTGGTTGCAGTTGATTCAAAATCATGGCGCAAAGACCTGTTTCCAACAGCAGAATATAAAGGTACCCGAGTTGCTGATAGTTCAGTTAACTGGGAAAATGTATTCAATGTTTATACAGAATTCCAAGATATCCTTGCAAAGCAAGGTGTTATTATACATAAAGTCCCTGGTGCAGAGGCTGATGATATTCTATTTGGATGGTCGACCCAATTAAACAATGAAGGTAAAAATTGTATTGTTTGGACTGGTGACCGTGACCTTATTCAATTAGTTAATTATAATGAAGCAACAGATGCATATACCCTATGGTATTACAATTCTAAACGTAGATTACTGGCATTTGAAGGTTTCGAAAACCTTATTAACAAACCTAATGAGGTAGAAATTTCAAATGATGACTTATTATTTAACATGGGTTCTGCTGATGTACTAAATAACCAACTTAAAGGTGATTTTATTAGTTGGATAGCTAAAAATGGTGTAGAAATAGAAGAGATTAATTGTGATGATTTTATCTTCTCTAAAATCCTACAAGGAGATAAAAGTGATAACATACAATCTGTTGTTTCATGGACTAAAAGAACTAGTTCAGGTTCTATCCGAAACTATTCAATCACTGAAAAACAGGCTCTTCAAATCTTAGAAAAATATCGTGAAATTGAAGGTAACTTCCATATTGACCATTTTTTCTCTGAAGATCAGGTTAAAACTATAGTTGACATGATTCATGATGTTGTTGGTAAATCTACAATTGATGAAATACGTCTACGATTTAACCAAAATCTTGACTTAATGCTCTTACATTATAACACAATACCTGGTGGAATTCAAAAAGCAATATATAATGAAATTGAGAAAGATTTTACAGTTGAAACTCGATTGGCCGGACTAACTCAGATGGAAAAGATATTAGAAGGATCCCAGTGGAATTCTAAAGGAGCAACCGGAAGTGGAGCTCCAAAGAGTTTTGACCCATTTGCAACGTTACAATTAGACAAAGTCTCTCAACTACCTGAAACTAAAAAAATAAATACACTATTTTAAAATGACTAGCGAGGATATTTTAACAGAAATCTTAATTGAAGCTCATAAAGACGGTGACTTTGACAAAGTTATTGCAGAGGTAAACAAATTAAAAAAAACCGATATAAAAAGTACACAACTTGAACTTTTTGAAAAAGCAATAAAAAATGTTAGACGAAACAAAACTGTTTGATTTTATAAAAATCTTATTTACTAAGCCTGCTGAATACAAAAAAATAAGTAACCACAATAAGAAGCGACATCATTTCATGATTAATCGCTTTTTTTCGATTCAATACCCTACAAATGCCCAACTTTTTAATAAAAATGGGATTAATCCACTTGCAGTAATTGATAGTTGGTCTCTTGTTGCAGCCAGATTTAAGAGTGTGCCGGCTTGGATTTATACCAAGACCAAAAAGTCTGAAAAAGAAGTGACTTCAAAAAGCAAATATATACCATCAGAAGAGGCCATTTCATTCTTTATGCAAAGAAATGAAATTGGCAAAAGAGAATTTAAAGAACTTGAAAAATTTGCTAAAGAAGAACTTTACATCTCTTTACAGAGGATAGAGAATTCGATGCAGGTATATTAATATCCGACTATGCAACAATTTGAATTTAGTTCGATGCCAACGGCGATCGACGTTACGCTATACAAATATAATTACATCGATAATAAATTATGGGCACAAATCCAAAACGATACTGATTTTATCGAACTTGGAAATGACTCTATAATGATATCGTCAACTCAATTAAAATTTGTACTAGATACCTATTATCAAAGTTCCATCAATAAAATTAAATCAGTTGGTTCGGATTTTATCCATAAGGAAATCAATACAGTGTTTTTTCTTTTCCAAATTCTACTAGAAATGGAGAATTTGCAATATATTAAATTAACACTTAACAAGGATAAAAAGTACTCCAGAATAATTGAAACTGATGGTGTAAAAATGATTCAATTTAGTTTTAAGTTACTAACAGCGACTCTAAGACTTTATGATTTATATGAAGATGATGAACTTCCATTAGTTAATAAAATTCTAGAAGAACTTGAAGTATTTGAAGAGGGAATTCCATATGCCAGACTTAATGCAAAAGAACTTTATGATAGTATATTATTCTATCTTGAAGAAAAAGACCCAGAAGATCTGGAGGCTGGAATAGTTACTGACATTTTAGATATACTCGAGTCTAAAATTGAGAAAGAGGACCCACTAATTCTATTAATTACTGACTACTAATATTTCGTGAATATATAAAAGAAAACATTCAATATGAATTTCTTTAATAATTTCGGTAAAAGAGAAGCATTAATTTATATTATAGTCGCTCTTTGGGTAGGCATGGGACTTTTTGGAGCTTTTAAAGAGGCAAGTTTTACAGACCTTTCAATTTATTTTGGATCCCTAACAGCATATGCTGCAACTTATATATGGGCTGAATCCAAAAAACCAAGTTCAAAATCATCAATTCTTAAGAAGGGACCAAATTCCAGAAAAGAGGTAATGATATATGTTATTGTTATTCTTTGGGCTATTGCAGGATGCGGAGCCATTTACTTTAAAGCAAACTTAGGAGAACTTGCACTTTATTTTGTATCATTAACTGGATTTGTAGCATCTTGGATTGCTGGAGAAGTTTATGCTCCGCAAGACACGATAAATAAAAATATAGAATAATAATGGTAACTAAATATACAGCAAATGAATATGGTGATTTCTTTGTCGCATCTATTCAACAACCATATCTTAATGTAATTCAAGTACTTGATTGGAATATAGTTGCGGGTGTTAAAAAAAGAAATATGACTGGTAATGTAACCGGGTCAATATCATCGTTAAATGTATATGGATACGAAACTCAATTTGATACATCATTTGTTGGTGGAGATTCTATAATTATCGGTAATATAACATACCAAATAGATGCTGTTATTAGTGATACTGAATTGACTATTACTCAACCTTTACAATATAATTTTACAAATGCTCAATATTACACAATACCGGATACTGTAACCTTTTTTGAGTATGAATTTAGATGGTCTACCACTGGAAAATCTTTTTCTGAGTTTGTTCCATTGAATCATGGAACAGGACCTGGAGATATACAAGGAATTGCATTTAACCCTCTAAAACCTCTTTACATTGATGTTAAGTCTGAAGTTGCTGGATTAGCTACTGGAAATACTATAACATTTCTTTCAATAGAATTTACAATTGAAACTGAGGCTGGAGTTATTGAATCATGTCCAAATTTTTGTACTGATTGCGCTGACCCTTTTGCAATGAATGGTTGTGCAAATATTCAAGTTACATGTAATACATTAAATCAATTCAATCCTTATGCTCTCACCAAATCGGTTAAAATGTATAAGCAACTTGTCAATATTGTTAATGGTATCTTTGGACATCAAGTTACTTACTTTAAAACTGAACCTGATGCAAGAACAACCGACGTTATTTTAATGGAATATTCATTACATAATGTAATTGACAAGCAAACAATAAAGATAATGGTTCCAGATAATGAATTTCCAACTGAATCACACACGTATGATATATTTGGAATTGAATTAGAGGATTTTGAAATTCATATAACTGCTGAAGAATTTGAAACACATTTTGGAGTAGGAAAATATCCAAGAAACAAGGACTACATGTTTATTCCAATCATTAATAAAATGTATGAAATAAATTCTGTTTCTCTAGCAGATGAATTTAATAGAAGCCATTCATATTGGAAAGTTAAACTTGTTAAATATCAAGACCGTGGAGATGTTATCAAAGGACAATTTGACGACGATACTGACGTATTAATAACTGGAATTGAAGAAATATTTGGAGAGAGAATTCAAGATGAATATAAAAAGAATCTTAAGCCAGAAATATTCCAAACGGTTATTAGTACATATAATGATGGGATTCGAACTTTTGTTGATAGAAAACTTAGAATAGTTGATTATGAATTAAAAAATAGATGGACTATTATCAGCAAAAATCATTACAACTTTTTAAATATGACCATAGGAGATTCTGCTGTTGTTTATGATGCACAATCTGAAGTTAAATCTGGAAATAGTATTGCATTCTCTTCATGGTTTGCTCCTAGATTTGCAACAAATTCAACCTTAAATTACAGATTAATTGGAGATACTGCAGATAAGTTTAGTATAACAATAAGCAATACGCAGTTAATTGTTACGACGCCACAAGGTGCACAACACTTTACACATGGAATAATATTTAATCCTGCAAAATGGTATGGTTATATTGTTAATATCAATAATGAATTCTTTCAAATGTCTGCGTCTATATATAGTCTTGATGCATCAAACAATATGATGCTTCCTCAAAGTGCTGTAAATAATTTAACTAATGAATTTACCCAAATAGTACAACAAATTGAAGAACATATATGGACTTCTCAAGCAAAATTTGAATTAGTTGCAAATCAAATGCTAATGACAAACATTAGAGTATTTAATACTCCTATTGAATTTGAACAACATTCAAATATTTTAAATCAATATGTTGTAAGAGATAATCAACTTGCAATTATTGTTGATAATGCAATTCCAAGCATAGGATTCCAAAAATATGCCAACCCTCGTTAATTTCGATATATAATTTAATAAAACAAATTTATATGTCAGAAAATAAAAGTATTAAAGACCAGGCAGAAGATATCCGAAAAGACCTAGATGAGTTAATCGGAGCCAGTGCCGGAGAAATATCCCAAGTAATCGAAACTGATGTGGAACTTCCAGCAAGAAGACCTCAAAATCATGTCAGTTTTGCTGAACTTAAAGAGAGCTCTACCAGAAAGGCTAAGAAAACTATTACTGCCTTAATGAAGTTCTACTTGGATGCAGATATTATAGAGCAAGACGAGTATATTCAAGCTAAAAAGAAGATGGACGAAATGACAATGAGTTCATTAGTCTATCAACTTCAAGCCGGAGAGCGAGCTCTTACAACCCTATTGGATGCTATTGAAGATGGTGAAGTAGCTCCTAGAATGTTTGAGGTACTTGCAACACTACAAAAATCAATGCTCGATATAATCAAATCTCAAACAATGTATTTAATGGCAACTGAAGAGAGTGCCAAAAGAATCGCAAGAGATATTGAGATATACAGAAAACGAGATAACATCAGAGAAATAGAAGTTTCAGGTGGAGACCCAGGCTCAGGAAATGTTCAAAGAGGTACTAAAGACCTGATGAGAATGATTCGTGAAGGAATCGATTCTGCCGAAACCGACGTTCAAGATGTTGAAATAACCGAATAATATGTCAAACGAAGGATACATTGGAGACAATAAATGGATCCCGTCAGGGGAATCTGAAAAGGATGCACAAAAACTAGTATGGTCAACCAAGATTATTAATGACTTGATGGTTGCACTTGATAAAGGTTACAGACCCCAGGTCAGTATGCCTTTTTACGAGGGAAAACAATTCCTAAGAAGAGGTAATATTGTATTTGAATATACTGAATCAGAACTTAAAGAAATTACAAAGTGTGCAAATGATATTGTTTACTTTGCAGAAAAATATGCGGTTGTAATGACTGATAATGGTATTCAACAAGTAAAACTCAGAGAATATCAAAAAGACCTATTAAGAGACTTCCAACATAACCGTTTTAATATTGTCTTAGCATCCAGGCAGATGGGTAAAACTGTAACTGCCAGTATTTTTAATGCATGGTACCTTACATTTAACTATGACAAAACAACCCTACTACTTGCAAATAAATCTGAATCAACAAAAGAGATTATTGACAAGGCTAAAGTTGTAATTGAGAACCTTCCATTCTTTATGAAACCGGGAATTATCAAATATGACGTAATGAACGTAAGGGCTGATAATGGTTGTAGACTTGTTGGTCAGTCAACTACAGCTAAGTCAGGTATTGGTTTTACTATTCACAATTTATATCTTGATGAGTTTGCCCACGTTCACCCAACGATTGTAAACTCATTCTATGAAAACGTTTACCCTACACTTTCTGCCTCAAAGATTTCTAGAATCAATATTACAAGTACACCAAACGGATTTAATAAGTTCTATGAAATTTATGCCGATGCTGAAAAGGGTAATAATGAGTACAAAGCAACCCGAATAGATTGGTGGCAACATCCCGACAGGGACGATGCTTGGTATAAAAGAGAACTTGGAAACTTAGGTTCTGAGGATGCTTTCAATAGACAATATGGTAATGAGTTTACCAGTTCATCCAGTTTATTATTAAGTCCTGGTACTATGAAAAATATCAGAAAGAATGCCAAGAAATTCGTTTGGCATGATATTGAAGAGTTTGAAAATGCTCATATTGATACTCAAGGATTCCTTTCATTTAACCCTGGCTTTGATATTGAAGAGGCCGGAAACGAAGAAAAATATTACCTATTTACAGTTGATATTGCAGAAGGAAATGGAGGAGACTATTCAGTTATAAATATGTTTGAAGTTGAACCACTTCCGGATAAAGACATAGAAAATTATATTAATCCAGGAGCGATGTATGATTTTTTTAGAATTAATCAGGTCGGAATATTTAGGAGCAATGAGCATCCAATCGAAGACTTTGCAAAAATATTATACATATTAGCACTTGATGTATTTAATGCTGAAAACGTTAAATTGATTATTGAATATAATACTTATGGAAGTATCTTATTACAGTACCTTCAAACAGTTTTTCCAGGGAGAAATGAATTTGAAGATGAATTGGTCTTAAGATTTAAACATCGACATGATGCAAAAGCACCAAAACCTGGAATCCGACTTAAATCTGATAATAAATCAGTTTTTTGTCAAAACTTTAAAAAGTTTATAGAAATAAATCGTGTTAAGATAAATGATATACAAACAGTCCAAGAGGCCAGTCTTTTTGGAATCGTTAAAAATGGAAGTTACGGAGCTCAAATGGGAAATGATGATTCAATCATGACATGTATTACAGCAACTGAATTTTTTACAACGGTAGATTATGCAGATTATGTTGAAGAGCTATTGGATATTATAGAACCTGAAAAGCACTCACTTATGGAAAAAATATTATATAAAAATAATGATTATCAAGGAGATTTACAATTTGATATTTATTCATTGTTAGAGTAATTAAAGGTCTCTGTTACTACGTTATATTTGGTCGTTCTTTTATTTCATAAGTATTTTCAGAGACCTTTTAATTTTAATAAGGAAATAAAGATATATAGAATAACGACTAAATATAATTATTAACTTATGATAAAATATCACTACGTGTATAGAATAACTAACACAAAACTTAACAAACATTATTATGGTTCAAGAACATCATCAATAGAACCTACAAAAGATCTGGGACATAAATATCTTTCAAGTTCGCATGATAAAGAATTTATTAAAGACCAAAAGATTAACCGACAAGATTACAAATATGTTATAGTTTCTATTTTTAATTCACGAAAAGAGGCTCTAGAATTAGAGGTTAAATTACATGCAAAATTTAATGTAGGAGTTAACAATAATTTTTATAATAAAGCTAGAGCAACTTCCTCAAAATTTACAATGGAAGGAACTAAAATATCAGAAGAAACTAGATTAAAGCATATTGGTGAAAATAATGGAATGTATGCTAAAAATCATACAATTGAGTCTAGAATTAAAATGAGTCAATCTAGTAAAAATCCATCCGAAGATACTCGAAAAAAAATGTCTGAAAATCATGCGGACGTTTCAGGAGATAAAAATCCAATGTATAATAAAAATCAAACAATTGAGACTAGAATCAAAATGTCAAAGCCAAAGACCGAAGAACATCGTCGCAAAATGTCCGAAGCAGCAAAAAGAAGATACTCTAAATAAAAATATATGAATGGATCTTTTGGGATAAAATCCATTTTAATTTAGATATATAATAAAAGAAAAAAATATAATTAAAATTATGGCACTAAGTCCGCAATTATTAAATTTTAAGAGCTCGGGAGTTTATAGACTTGAGTTTGATAAATCTCAAACAGCAAATATAAATGTTGAGACTCTTAGATTAATGGTAGGTCACTCTAAAAAAGGTCCTTACAACACACCAGTTTTGATTGATTCAGTTGAGACACTTACTAATGTGTTTGGAAACATTGATAAAAGTTTAGAAAAAAAGGGAATGTTTTTCCACAGATCTTGTATCGAAGCTCTTTCAAGAGGTCCTATATTGGCCCTAAACCTTGAAAAATTTGAGGAAGGAGACGTAGCATCTTACCAAAGTCTAGTAACATGTGGAGGTGATGGAACACCTGGTATTGTTGCTAACAGCGATACTTTACAATACGATTCGTTTTTTGATAACGATAAATTCATGGTTCCTTCAGATGCTGCTACACTAGGGGCTATAGGAACTGATAGCGACAGCGATCACATTATAAACTTTGTGAATATCAAACAAGAACCAATTACAATCATTGTAAGACAGGCCCAAGACGTTAAAGAATTTGACCTAACTGCAAGAGAATGGTATGGCGTTGGAAATGTTCCAGAATACTTAAATGATTTTGACAAATTGTCAGATTTTATGATTGATGTATTCGTATTCAAAGGAGAATTTGATGCTGTGAAAATGGCAAATGACCCAATCTATTCTGCATACTTTACAACAGATGGTTTAGATAAAACAAAACTTGCACAATTTGCAAACTTAAGACAAGTTAGTTTAATCGCACAATACACAGGTTCTATCCTACCAGGATTTAAAGACCTTGAAGGTAGAAACTTATACATTGAATCAACTATTAACGCAGAAGCCAGAAGAACTGGTTTATTTTGTGCAGTTAATGAAGATTTCGTTATAGACGATCAAGGAACTGCAGTTGATTTAGTAGGACATCAGCATGTTGCTAGCCAAACTTATGAACTGCTATCACACTATGTTCCTTCAATTAATAGTAGACAAATTGATTATGATTTTATTACAGGTTCGGGTGCTGTTCAATCCGTAGGTACATTAGTTGGTGGTTCTGGATATTCTACAGGCGCTAACATTGCTACTACATCTCCGAGCGGTGGAACAGGATTTAGAATTAATATTTTAACATTATCTGGTGATGCTATTGCTACTTATAGTATTGCTAATCCAGGTACTGGATATGAGGTAGGTGATGTAATAACAATTGCTGGAGGAACTGGTGGAACTGTTACTGTTACTAATGTTTTAGCAGGTGGTACTATCGATACTAACCTAAATTTAGGTAGTTCAAATTTCACTGTGACTTATGCAACCGAAGATGCACCTACAACATTCCCAATTACACCTGGACAATATGTTGATGGAATTGATGCTGATCCTACAAAATATCCAAATAGATTTGCAAGAGTTAATAGAGTTGCAAAATCTCCTCCAGCCGGTGGAAATATTGTTTTCACAGTATACACTGATATAGAACCTGATTATGATGGTAGAATTATCAAATCTTATGAAGAGGCTTCTGATGTTTACAGAACTTTTGTATTGCCAAAAGCAAATATAACTGAAAAAAATATTTCAACATACTTATCAGTACTTTCTGGAGGTATTGGAATTTATGATGCCTTAATTGACAAAGACATTATCGATTTTAGATATATTGTAGATACTTTTACATCTTTTGATAGTGAAGGATTAAACCCTAAACGTAATCTTTCTCAATTAGCAAAAGACAGACAAAATGCTTCTGCAATCCTAAATGCACCAACAATTGAAGATTTCAAAAAATCTACAGACCCATCTTTCACCGATGCAAATGGCGCATTCGATACTGCCTATATCGCAGCAGGTGGTAATCAAGATAAAAACCCAACCAAAGTATATACTCTACCAAGTATAAATGAAGGTGCAAACTATGCATTCTACTACGGACCTGGTTTAATCGTAAGCGACAATGGAAAAGACATTATTGTTCCTCCAGCTGCTTATGTTTGTAACAACTACATCGACAAATACACGAACGCCCTTCCATGGTCAATCGTTGCTGGTCCAAGAAGAGGAGTTGTTGCAGGTACAAACGTTAAAGGGGTTGAATATGCTTTTGATAAAGGTGATAGAGATATTCTAGAGCCATTCGGCTACAACCCAATTGTATTCCAAAGAGGAACAGGTTTAACTATCTTAGGTAATAAAACTGCTCAACAATCTATTAAATCTGCGCTTTCTTCTGCTCACGTAAGAGAGGTACTTATTTATATCCAAGATGGTATGGCAGATATTCTTAAAGATTACATATTTGAATTTAACACTGCACAAACAAGACTTGAAATCAAGACTCTTGCAGATTCATTCTTACAAAGTGTTAAACAAGATAATGGTGTTTATGAATTTAAAAATGTAATGGATTCAACAAATAACACAAATGAGGTTATTGATAATAATATGGGTATAATTGATACTTACGTAGAACCTGTTAAAGGTTTAGAAATTGTAGTTCACAGAACAACAGTTTTAAATACTGGAGAAATTCAATCAGGTAACCTATAATCGTGATATATAAAAAAATAAAAATTAATTAAACATGGGATTACCACACTATAATCAAGACCAAACGTCTAGAAAAGGTAGAAATTTTGAACCAATCCAGCCTAACCTATTTGAAGTCACAGTACTTCCTCCGGCTGGTGTTGCAGATGCTCCACTACTTTTACAACACGTTAATTCTATCTCAGGATTAGAATTGTATAAAGAAATCGCTGCCGTAGAACAAAAATACAAATGGGTTACCAGATCATTCGCTGGTATGCCTGATGGAACTGCAGTTGATGTAACTATTAACTTCTCATTAAACTTAAATGAAGCAAACCAGGCTTATTTATACAAGTCAATGAGACAATGGTATAACTTAAGATACGATCCAAACACAGGTACAATGGGTCTTAAAAAAGATTACGTAGGTACTATTGTTATCGTACAGTTTAACAGATCTGGAGATATTTATAGAACTGTAACTTTAGAAGACTGTCAAATTTCTTCAGGTTTAGGATTCACAAATGAATTAAGTTACGAAACTAAAGATGCTGCGGCACTAGAAGTAACATGGAGATGTGATGCTTGGAAAGAAGTTTTAGCATAATCATTTAACAAAGTATAGGGAATAATTGATTTGTTCCCTATATTTTTTTGAAACAAAAACATAATATAATGATAATATAATATATTGATGGATAAACTAACCAAGAAGTTACAGGTCCTATTATCAGAAGATGAAGTAAATTTAATTAATCGAATAATACTTACCGAAGCTATCGAAACGGGACAAAGACCAATTTCAATTTCAGCATTTATTAGAGATGTTATAAGGACCGAAATAGACAAAAGATCAGAAACAATCACAAAATTTAATAAAATCGACATTAAAAAACTTAAAAACAAATAATTTATGAGTACAGAAAACGATTCAAATCTAGAAGAACAATATAAAAATATGGTTCAATCTGTCGAAAATCAAGAGGTTCCACGAACTGATATTCCGGAACAAGTGCAAGAAGCACCCTTAAACCTAGGAAAGGTTAACATGGAAAGATTTACTGGTGAAAGGGCTGAAGATGCAGATTTCCACCTAGGTTATCATACAATTCCATTACTTTCACTACCTTCAGGAGGTATGTTTTACCCAGAAGGAACTCAACTTTCAATACGTTCTGCTAAAGTTGCAGAAGTTAGACATTTTTCAACTATTGATGAGACTAATGTCTTAGATATTGATGAGAAATTAAATACAATTGTAGATTCTTGTACAAGAATTACATGTACGTCAAAAAGATTATCTTATAAAGACCTTTTAGAAGAGGACCGTTTTTACGTTATTCTTTCTATTAGAGACCTAACTTTTCCAGAGCCAGAATCAAGTTTAAAAATCGAGCATACTAGCAAAAAAGGAGAGAAACACGACATTGAAATTAAAAAAGACTATTTTCAATACTTTAAAATTCCAACAGAACTTGACAAGTATTATGATTCTGATGCAAAATCTTTCCTAGTTGAAACACGATCATTTGGTACTATTGAAATGAAACCACCTGCTATTGGAGTTATGCAAAAAATTACTGCATATATTAAAGAGAAACAGCAAAAAGGACTTAAAGTTGACCAGTCAGTACTTCAAATTATTCCATACTTGCACAAGGATTGGAGAACTTTTAGTGATAAAACAATTTTTGAATTTGAAATTGAATTAAATGGATGGACTAATAAAAAATACAATCTGGTTTATACATTGGCTGAAAAAATGAAAGTTGGAATTCAACCAAATATGCTAGTACAATTAGGGGACGAGGAGGAAGAGGTTCCCATCAGTTTTCGTGACGGAATCAAATCTCTTTTCATTGTTCAAGATATCGCTGGAGAACTTCTTTAAGACGAA